TAGGCGTAATGCAGCTATTGCTAAATCGGGCAGGGGTATGGGTTCTATAGGAAGAGGTACTTTTGGTGGCGGGCGACAAGCTTTAATGGAAGGAGAAGCTGATAGAAACTTACAAACGCAATTAGCTAAGATAGGTTATCAAGGCGAACAAGACGCATACAAATTTGCAGCGAATCAATTTGAAAGAGACCAAGCAAGAACTTTAACAGCCGATCAAGCTAACCTTCAAGCAGATATAGACGCTCGAAGAATGACTCAAACAGGCGAACAATTTGAAGCAGGGATGGACAAAGATTTAGGATTAGCTGGTCTTCAAATGGGGATGGAAGGTGGTAAATCACAAGCTAACATTGCTGCCAATCAAAGAATGACTGAGCTTAAAACTTTAGTAGCTCAATCAACTGATGCTGAAGAAATTCAAAGACTGAATCAAGAAATTCTTAGTCTTGAGTATCAACAGTTTAGAGAAGGGCAAGACTATGAGAAACAACAAGTACAATTTATGAGTGATATTCTTCGGGGTAATGCAGGTGCATTAGGTTCTACCGATGTCCAATACGCTGCTGCTCCAAGCTTAGCTTCACAAATTGGTGGGGGTGTCGCAGGTATTGCAGGCCTATATGGCGCTATGAGCGGAGGACAAGGCTAATGAGTATTAAAAATATAATTCAACAAGAAAATGATTTGCAGGAAATGTCTCCGCGATCATTAGCTAACTACCTTAATAATCCTACAGGTCAATATAATCCTTACCTTGTAGCAGGAGAGTTACAACGTAAAGAAGCATTTGCTCAAAGACAAATGACAGAAGCTCCTCAAGAAACCGTAGTAGATGAGTTAGTGCAAAAAACAATGCCAATGGGCGGAATGTCTAGGGGCAGAATGCCGATGGGTGGAATGCCTATGCCTAGACCTGAAGAAATGGTAAGTGAAAGTATTACTGAGACTGGGATTTCTAATTTACCTGCACCAAACATAGGACAGAACTACGCAGACGGTGGTATCGTTGGATATGCTGAAGGCACTTTAGTTGGAGAAGATGACATATTACAATCGGGAGAGTTTAGATATGAAGAAATGGGTCCAGAAAATGAAAATTATGAAGCTTATTTAGAAGAAGTAAGAAAAATACCAGAGCCTTCATTTAGTGGTATAAATCAAATGAAAAGAAATGAAATGATACAAAAAGTAAAAGATAAATATAAATCTCCTTACAAAGAAAAAATAGACGCAATTGAAGCAGAAAATACAGGCGGATTTTATTTTGACCCTAAAACATCTTCAGGATTTAATCCTTTGCGCGGGATAGATTTCCGTCAATATACTGACCAACAAAGAGAAGATTTAAAGTATCTTAGAGATCAAGAAGAAAAATATTATACGGGCAAGTCTGATATTCAAAACAAACTTAAAGAACAAAAAGCAATAAAGGCGGCAGAAGAAGCAGAAGCTAGAGGTTTAGCGGCACTTAAAGCTTCAGAAAATAAAGCAAATTCTAGGGCAGAGCGCGATGCATGGTTAGCGCTTGCAATGGGTGGTGCTAAAACTATGGCCGGACAATCACCGTTCGCATTAACTAATATTGGTGAAGGTCTAGGTGCAGGTATTGGGGCACTTTCACAAAGTGATGCAAATGAAAGAGCTAGAGTAGATGCACGACGAACTGCTTATGAAAAATACATGTATGACATGAATGCTGAACAAAGACTTTCAGGCAAAGAGTATGGCGATATGGTAGAAACTGTACAAGAAAGTGAACTCTTCCGGGTAAAATTAGCACAAAAAGCAGAACAATATAATATTGATATAGACGACCCAGATTATCAGGTACTTATTCAAGAAACTATCCGAGAAGTTCTGCCTTTGTATACTAGCTCCCGTGCTTCTAATTCAACAATAGTTAATGGTAAAACTTTTAGCGGTGTCTAGGGTATAATAGGACATGCCTATTTACGAGACAACATTGCCTGATGGACAACCTTTACAAGTTATAGGACCGCCAGGCGCTACACCTCAAGAAATTTCTCAAGCAGCGATTCAGATTGCTAGTCAACAAACACCCCCTCCAAGTACCATTACTCCTAACTACACTTTAGGTAGAGCAATTACTGGCGGGTGGGATACCGGCGTAGAGCGAGTTAAGTCTACCTTTGGTGACGTTATTCCTGCAATGGCAGCGAATGCTTTAGGCTTTGAGGACTACGCTAAACGGCAAATGGAAGAAGCAAGGCGTTCTGAAGAAAAAATAGCGAGGATGTATACCCCTGAATTTGAGTCTTTTAAAGACGTAGATAGTCTAGGTGGAGCTGCTCGTTTTGTTGCGGGCACAATAGCAGAACAAGGTCCTAATTTATTAACCATGATTGGGTCGGGTGGGGTACCTGCGATAGGCGCAAAATTAACCGCTAAAAAGTTTGCACTTGAATTAGCTAAAAAATATCCTAAGATGCCTACTAAAGAAATTATTAAACGCGTAGCTAAAAGACAAGGGCTCGCTCAAAATGTAGGTGTGTTTTTAGGTTCTTACTCTCTTAATGCTCCTGAAGTATTTAATAATATATATCAAGAAACGGGCCAACTAGAAACAGGCACATCATTACTATTTGGTGCAGCTGCCGCTTCATTAGATTCTGTTCTTCCAGCCACGATGCTTAAAAAATTAACTCCTATTCAAAAAACAGACATAGCGGGGGCACTCCTTTTAAAGTCTGGGGCTAATCCTTCTTTAGTTAATAAAGTATTTACTGGTATGGCAAAAGGTGCAGCGACTGAAGGTGTGACTGAAGGAATGCAAGAAGCTATTAGTATTAGTGCTGAAAACTTTGTTGCCGGTAATCCTCAAATCTTTGGTAGTGAAGACTGGGACCGAATTATGGAGTCAGCAGTAAGAGGCGCAATAGCCGGTGGATTCTTCAGAGGAGTAAGTTCTCCGATTGAAGGCAGTGAGTCTGAGTCTTTATTAAACACTTTAGATAAACCAACAGGTACACCTGGTTTAGATACAGGTGCTGAACTAGGTAAAAATATAGCGAAAGGAACTCAAGGAGAATTGTTAGGGGTAGAGTTAAATGCAATGTTCAAACGAAGAAAAGAGGCGGCGGACATACAAGGGCTTACAATAATTAAACCAGATATTCAAGAAGAATTTAAAGAAGCTATAAAAATATCAGAAAAAATGATAGAAGGGCAAGCTGTTAGTGTTAGAGAAGTTTTTAATTACAACCCTAAAACTAATAAATGGACAAAAGTAAGAGAAGAACTTGTAGCAGAAGCCGTGAAAGAGGTAGACGACGATGATGAGGCAGATATAGAACTTCCATATGAAGGGTTTAGACCTCCAGAAGGTATGACAATTGAAGAAGGTATAGCGTATTACAATGGGCTAGATGAAATAGAACAAATTAATTATGAACCACCACAGGAGACAATCCAAGATGAACCCACAACTATTGATGCCGTTGACAGAAATAAAATTATTAGAGGAAGCGATGTGTTACCTCTCGAATCCGCTACCGGTGAAACTGCCGCCGAACTTGGAAGTCCTGTCGGAGGAAAAGTGGAAGTCGATACTGGTCCTGTTTCACCAACTGGAGAGCGAGCGGATGTCGTCAATCCTGCATTAGAAGAAACAGTTGAAGAAGCTTGGGAAGAAATGTCTATATCGGAGATTCCTTTTGCTAAATTAAGTTCTGAAAATAAACAACGCTTAAGAGAGGCAAAAGAAGATGGAGAACTGACGGGACAACTTGTAGATCAAATTGATGGGGAGCTAGGGTTTCAAGAATCACGAACTGATACAGAAGGCACAGGACAAACCGCAGAGACTATAACAACAGAACTTGTGCAGGAGTTTGGCCCCAACGTTAACCGTATGCAAGAGCGTGGTAGGTTAGTTGTGGTAGATAGCGTAGAGCAGTTGCCCGCTAATGTTACTATGTCTTCAACGGCTAATGGAGCCTTTGATAATAACTCAGGCATATCTTATTTAGTAGCTAACCGTATACAAAAAGGTCAAGGGCGTCGCATATTATTACATGAGATAGGTGAGCATTACGGGTTGGAACGTATGGTGGGTAAAGACTACACCGCATTATTAAATCGCCTTAAAACTTTAAGAAAACAAAACGCAGATATAGATGCGCTCTTTGGTGAAGTGCAAGAGCTGTACCCAGAGTTAGAAGTGAACAGTAAGCCTTTCTTACAAGAGGTCATGGCTAAGCTAGGCGAGCGTGCACCTAACAACACATTGTTTAGGCGTATGGTAGGCGCAGTCAAAAACTTTTTACGCAGGTTGGGGATATACGACGTCAATCGTTTTAGCGACGTTGACATACAAGACATGATCTTAAACTCTTTAAGAGTTTCTCTAGCAGAGAATACTGGTAAGTCACTGGCATCAAGTACATCAGATACTCCAGCTGTACAGATGTCTAAAAAATATATGGGCAAAGCAAAAGCTAATCTTAAAACTTTTATAAGTATGCTTCGTAATAAATATTTATCAGACATGGATAAAATGCCAAACACTGTCGTAAAAGAAATGTTACAGAATTCGGCTGATGCTATTAAACCTTTAATTGAACAAGGGAAAATGGAACAAGGTAATATTGATATTAAAGTTAATAAAGATACTCGCACTATTACTATGAGAGACAACGGGATTGGCATGACCAAAGAAACTTTGGGAGGCGTATTTTTAGAAATTGGAGGAACTCTTAAAGAGATTACCGATAAAGGACCAGCAGGAGGGTTTGGATTTGCAAAAGCTATACTTTTATATGGTTCTGGAGATATAAATGTAACTACTATGCGCGATGGAAAAATATCTAATTTAAGAACTACAGGCGAAACTTTAATGAGGGCGTTTGTAAGCGAAGATAAAATAGGTATTCCAATTGACATTTTAACCACAGAAGAATATTTTAATGAACAAGCAAAATTTGATGCTATGTTTCCTGAAGGACACGGTACCCAAATTACAGTTACTATTCCTAAAACTTATATAAATAATAAAGGGAAAGAGAAAGAAATTTATATATCCCAAAACCTAGATAAATTTTTCTACGAATCGTTATTAAACAGTCCTTTGTTTCAAAATATAAACGTTACTTTTGAAATTCTTAAAACCACAAGTGGGGTAGACTTAAATAATGACTCTTTTTTTGAAACTGGACAAGGGAATAAAGTAAATATAGGGCAGAACTTTCCCCTTGATGAGTTTATTCCTGTTTTTGATGTTCCATATAAATGGGGAAATGTGAAAGTATATAAAAGTATAAATGAAAACTTTGAAACTGAAAATAAGACTTATAACGTAACCGTACTATCAAACGGTCTATTTCAATTTAAGGACGACATTCCACTAGACTTTGAAAGACCTAACGATGAGGTGATTCCATTTGAATACTATATGGATGTTGAACCCGCTGTAAAAGCGGGAAACCCTGCGTATCCATTTGACCCTGATAGACGAAGCTTTACAGAACAAGCTGAGAAAGATATTGAAGATATTAAAAACGGGCTATATGTTTTACACAAAAATCAATCATTAAAAGACGACTCAATATCTTTTGGTGGTCTTGAACAATACACTTTAAACAAAGATGGAAGTATTACTGTATCTAAAAAAATACTATTATCTTCCGAACAAAAAGAAGGCCTTTTAAAAGAAAGTATTCCTGAAGGCACAAAAGTTGAAATTAAAGACGGAAAATTAGTTATCGGAAACAAAAAAGTTCCTATCCGAACACCCGAAGATTTAAAAAACGCTGTTGTTAGTTCAGCGGAGATAGTAATTCCAAAAGATGCGATTGACTATAAAAAACCAGTACTTCATAATAATGTAGAAACTAAATTAAGTCAAAATCAATTTGCTCCCATTCAAGAAGTATTGAGAGAAGAATTTCCAACTATTGTAGAGAACGGATACGCTACAGGCTTTGATGCATTTATAAATGAGATTGGGGCTTCCTTTATTATATTACGCGACCAAGTAGTTCGTTTAGGAGAAGCTGGCTTATTAATAGATACGGCAAGAAATTATAAAGAATTAAATAAGGCTGCCATTGGTGTTTCTATTGATACCGAATACGCAGGGGTAAATTTAGTAGTGCCGTTTGAAGGAGCCTTTGTTAATCCGTTTATGGCAGATGCTTTGTTCGAAATAGACCCTGCTTTGTTAATTACATCAGAGGGTACCCGTAGGCTTCAAAGAGAAGCAGGATATGGGATATCGGGAACAATGATACATGAGCTTGCTCATTATCAAGAGAGAAACCATGAGGCAGGTTTTACAAAAGAAATGCAAAAACTTGCTCTTAAACTAAAAGCCACTGAAAAATTTGTAGCAAAAAATCAACCATTTAATAGTTTTGGTGCTGTAGAAAAAAGAATTATTAAAGCCGTAGAAAAAAACTTTGAGATGATTAAAGTTGCACATGAAATTTTAAAAAACACTGAAGGAGAAAATAGAAATGTTACTCGACTTATTGGACAACGCTTCAAAGATGGCATCCGAGAAACTAGCGCTGAAAGCGTACCTAAGAACATGGTTACGCCTAGGGAAAAGGGACTACCCGGAAGAGACCGAATACCTGGAGACACTAGAAAAGGGGATACAACTGGAGAACGAGAGCGACAACTTGAATCAGTTTCGCCAGAAAGTAAAACAACTCAAGAATCAAGAGTAGATAATAAAAACATTCAGTTCTCTAAAGAGAATCCTCCAGGTGGAGTTAACCCTACACAAGACAATGCGTTATTTAAATATGCAGGTGACTTGCAACAGAAACTGCCTCTTCCTACAAAAGATTACATAAAAGGGGTGTGGGATAAAGTTACAGAATTGCCTACCTCGATTAAAGATGCATGGACCGGTATGTTAGGTTTGCAAGCTATGGTTGATTTGTATGATAAGTATTTACCAAGCATTAAAAAACTTATGAACACGTTAGAACGCCGTGCGGCAGAAGTAGAGACCACACGTGCAGAAGTAGATGTCTTAGGTAATTTAGGTATGGATGTTATTCAAGGAAAAGAACGACGACTTATTGACTACGACAAAAAAACTGGGCAAGTTAAAATAGGTGATAACGGGCAAGTTGTTCTGACAGATAAAACAACAAGTAGAAAGTATACAGATGGGCAGTTAAAAACTTGGGAGCAAACTACTTACAAACTTTCAGAACGAGACGTTGACCCAAGAGATCAAGCTAATTTTACTGATCCTGACGTAATGAAGTTTTTTAATTTACCACCAGAGCTTCAAGCATTGTCTATAGCATACACTGAAAAGTTTGAGCAATACGGTAACAACTTGTTAGACGCATACAAAACTGCGGCAGAAAAAGCTGTTAAAAAAGATGAGAGTGCTCAAGAAGTAGTGGAAAGAGTAGTAAAAGAATTTACTGAAAACAGATTAAAGTTTTATCATCCGTTTAGACGTCGCGGAGATTATGTTTTATCTTATGTTTCAAATGAAAATTTAACTGAACACAATGAAATTATGGAGCAAATAGAAAACTCTGATGAGTCTAAGGATCAAAAAGCATTTAGAAAAGCAGAAGAGTTTAAGAGGTATCAACCTTTAGTTCAAACTTCAAGGTATGAAACTAAAGCGGCGTATGTAGAAGCGGCTATTCGACAAGAAAGCGCTGACGGGATTACTGTACTAAAAGCAGAAATAGATCCTGAAAATAAATCATTTAGGGTAAGCGGCGAGGGAGCTGTCGGTATAATGCAGGAAGTGACGGGCATTTTGCAAAAGACAGATGAAGAAGGAAAGCCTTTAGTAGACGAGGCTGTGATTAAAGAAGTGGCTGGGTTATTTTTAGATGCTCTTCCGTCTCAATCGATTAAGCAACAATCACGCCAAAGACTTGGTACAGGGGGTTACGTCGAAGACTTAGTAGGTGGCTTTATTGATCTAGGTGCACGTATGGCAACTCAAGTTGCTAACCTAAAATATATTCCAGAGATTAATGAAAATATAGCGGACGTTGGTACTGAGAACGCTACGATGCAAGCAGATTTAGATCCCACCAATCCCAAAGACGCTTCCTTACAAACTTCGCTTAGTTCAGTTGTGGAAAGACTTGAAGACTCTAAAAGTTTTTTTCATAACCCTGTAGCCGGCCCAATATCTTCTAGGTTTGCTTACTTAAGTTATCTTACTTCTATTGCTGGTAATGTGTCTTCTGCATTGGTTAACGCCACTCAGTTAGCTATTATTGTCTACCCAACACTTGTTGCAGAGTATGGGTTTGGTATGGCTAATAGAGTAATGGGGCAAGCTTTTAGTTATTACTTTGGTGGTGGCAAAGATAGTAACCGAGGTTTTTTACCAGATCAATCTTTTGGAATGAAAGACGGTAAACTACGAACAGATTTACCAGAAGACTTACAACAGCTTTACAAAACCGGAATAGATAATAGTGTGTTTCGTAGGGGTGTAGGCTACGAACTTACTGAAATGCGTAAGACAAATGCCAAAGACTTTGTAGGTACTAAAGCTAAGTTTGATGCATTAATGGGTTGGATGTTTCAAAATACAGAACGAATGAACCGAGAAGTAACTTACATCGCCGGGTATTTAGCGGCTAAAGAGAAAGGAGCTTCTTTTGAAGTAGCTGAACGAAAATCAAGAGAGCTTACTCGTAGATCACATGGTACTGCACTTCCTGAAATAGGTCCGCGATTCTTCCAAGAAAATTTTGGTAAAGTAATGTTCACCTTTAAACGTTACGGTCATGCAATGCTGCATTTACTATTTAAAGCGTTTAACGATGCTTATCGGGGTGAAACTAAAGAAGTAAGAAATATAGCAAGAAAACAAATATTAGGTATTTACGGTGCCTCATTTACTTTTGCAGGACTTCAAGGCGCACCATTATATGGCTTCACTCAGGCATTAGCAGAAGTAATGTATGCAATGTTTGGTGATGAAGATGAGCCATTTGATTTTGAAGAATCTACACGAGAAATATTTGGAGACATAGGATACCGAGGCCCACTTAATAAATTACTTAATGTAGATATTGCATCGCGTACTGGGTTTGCTAACTTAATTTGGCGAGAAGATCCTCGTCGTATATCTGAAGTTGGACTCATGCAGTATGTATTAGAACAAGGTTTAGGACCTTCATTCTCTTACGGTCTAAGCGTTAATCGAGGATTGCAAGATATGGCACGAGGTAATATATATCGCGGGGTAGAACAAACGCTTCCGGCTTTTGCACGTAACCCTATGAAAGCCATAAGATATGCTACTGAAGGAGCAGTAAATAGAAAAGGCGCAGAGATAGTACCACTAAACCCACTTGATGGATTCTTACAAATCTTTGGGTTTACTAATGAAGACCTCTCTTTACAGTATGCGCGTAATCAATCAATGAAACAAGCAGAGAAAAACTTTAATGCTAGACGTTCTGGGTTACTCACTGCTCATTACTTAGCCCGTAAAAACGGCGACTTTGATATGATGAGAGAAGTACAGGATAAAATAAATGATTTCAATAGAAGCACTATAGGAAGTGCAAACCCTATTACTGGATCTACTCTAAAACGTTCTTATAAAAATAAAGAAGACTCAATCAATAATAGCGTTGGTGGTATCACTCTTAACAAAAGAATTGAAACCGCAGTTCGTGATAAAATGGGTAGCTAGCTAAGCATCCACGTTCTAACACCCATTAGATTATCTTCTACTACTACTAACGATTTCACTCTTACCTTTGCTCTTTTAGCCCCACTTTCAATCGCATACAAAAGGTCCGGCGCTTTTACTGTGGGAATAAAAAAACTATCTCCGGGCTCCATAGATGAAAACGGCAACACCCATTCAGGATCATTGTGTAGCCGCATTTTTTATCTCAACTTTTGCACCTAATGTACTTATTGCAATTTTATACACTGACGTAGCTGCTTTAGAAACGTCTTGCCATCCGGCCGTCATGCGTTGTTTTACACCCGAGCCCGCCTCAATATCTACTCCTAACTGTTTCATTTGGTAGACAAACTCTTTAGTACTTATAGTAAGCTCAGCTAAATGCTGATCAAAGTCTCGTTTAGATAAGTAAATAAAGTTTTTATCGTGGTCTATACGAATAGTAAGTTGTCTATCAGGGGCCGACTCCATCTTACCATCTCTAAATACAAGTTGCTTATCTAGATTAGTATTCATATAAGTATCTAAAATATCCTCATAATCTTGATCATTAATTTTAACTACTTCATCCCTGATAGTAATCATCTCACCAATAATAAATTTATAAATTCTTTCAACATCTATTGTTAAAATATTAGCCTCATTTACAATCTCTCCTGCAGTCATAGTCACGGCTACTAAATTTTCATAAAAACGATATGCAGTATCATTACCAAAATCTTCTACAAAACGTTGTTCCCATTTAGCAAGATTAGCTTTAATCTTAGGTGTATCGCCAAAAGCATAAACTGCTTTTACAAAATCAGGACCGGCCCACCCATAGTCAGAGTTAAATACATCAAAGATTTCTTTTCCGATACGGGCATCATCCATAAATGCTTTAGGTTTTCGGACTGTAAATTCAATCAACCTAGCCGCCTCTCCATTAGGGTTAGCCCTAAGCTGTTTTAATTTATCAATCAATGAGTGATTAGAGGTTAGTATTGCTATCACAGATGCAGGTGCTTCTACGTTACGTTCTTGGTTAGTTGATGCTTGCATCCTAAGCTTTGCTTTTCCTGAAGATACGCCTAAAACAAAATCAGAAATATGATATGCGCTCCTATTGCCTACTTCATCCCACCCTACAGGTAAGCTGTGCAGTGTCAAAAATCTTTGTTGTAAAGCTAATGGGGTAGTAGTCGTGGCATATACATTTTCCGGTTCTCCCCATATACTAGTCGCCGCTTTCAATGCGCCTGTTTTAGCTGAACCTGATTCTCCTGTCAAAGAAATAGCAACCCCCGCAGTAGAAGAAAACTCCATTAAGATAGAACCAAAACCACACAGCATAGTAAACATATGCATCTCTAATCCATGTTGATTAAGCTTTTGTGCCGCAGCTCGCCAGTTTGCATAGGTGCCGCTCTGCGTTAAGAAGGGGGCAATAGTTTGAGCCAGGTTAGAAATAGGGGTGTCTTTCTCCGTACCATCCCTTCTTAATTCCTTTCTCCCTAAAACAAACGAACTCTTGTCTTGATTCCAACCCATCTGATCATACATGGTGTCAAGCTTACCCTTGCGTTGCATATCTGTTGCGTAATCTATAAAATATTTCATAATGTAATCCTCTTGTTGTTTAGATTGATAATAAATTCCCTGACTTGTTAATATTTTTCTTAGCTCTGTAGGGTCGTATACTGTCTTCATGGGCAAAATAAATTCTAATAGCCCATCATGCGGGTGGTACACATTAACGAGTAAACAGTTTTTATCTATAGAGCTTTTTAAATGTTTGACTACAAGCATTTCATAGTCGTATATTAGTATCTGATCCTCAAAAGACGCCCCTCCTTTTTTATCGTGTACTGTAACAGTCCTGTATACCCCTCCATGATTTTTCCCTATCCAATAGCCTTTATCGTCTAAAGTTTGAGGTAATCTGTTTTTCTCTTTTTTAGGTATTGTAATAACCTCACCCTCTATTGCAGCTGCCTCAACCACCTCTGCTTTGATGGGCACCTTACATAACTGCAATGGAGTAGAAATCTTCTTCCAATGAGGACACTTCGTACAAATGCCAGGGTTGTTATTATCTATGTCTGCACATGTGTGAGGTTTACCTTGAGTGGATAAAGATTTTTCTTCTGTCTCTTCATAGGAGTATCCCGGATGATCTTTGGATAATATATGAACCCATTTGTCTCGGTCTACAGAGTTTTGAATAAGTGATATAACTCGCCACCACACAGGTTCGGGTGTGCTCTTAACATTATCAATATAGTATTTTACTTGAGCACAACCTTGATCATTTTCTTTAACGCTGTTTTTTAATAACACCTCAAACTTGTTTTCAATATTCCCATACTTTAGTTTCTTTTCTTCTTCAGTAAAACTCTGATGTGTCACTAGCTCTTCAAGCGAAACTTCTTTACTCTCAATGCAACTCATAATACGTTTGAGTTCGTATACAGGTGCATCCTTTAGTATCAAGGTAGGTCTGGGAGGTTCTGATTTATAATTGTTTGTGTCAGGGCATCTTAAGATGCGCGCTGAGTCTGCAGTTACAGAAGGATCAATCTTTAATCCCATACTCATACAAAACTTTTTAAGTCTTTCAGCTAAAGGTTTCCATTCTTCCCCTGTAATCTGATGTTTTAAAAACCAATACACGTGAATGCCATTACCACTATTTACAATAGCAGGCATGGGTAACTGGGTCTTCTCAATAAAATCACCTAGCGCTAGTAGTGCTTCTTTTTGAGATGCATATTCTTTATTCTCACCTACATCTAAATCAAGATAAAAAGATTTAATAAATTTAGTACGAGCCGCTTCACGCTTTTGAGTTTCAAAAGTGCCCATAGCAATAAAAGTATTGTGGTGTTCTTTGTACTTGTCTATTAAATTGACGGCTTCATCTAGAGTTTGTGCGAATGCTTGATTAAAAAGTTTTGTGTTTGGTTTATTATAAGCTATGCAATAAATACCTTCATCGGGTAATGCTTTGCTATAAAATTCGTTTAACATATTTGCCTTTACTTTTTTAGTCGACAAGACGCCCCCACACTAATGTGCGGTTTTTTAAAACCTTCGGAGCGTTATCTATTCTACTCTTATCGGATTAATCTTCAACCCCTAATTTAGGGACTATTTTAGTATTCAAAAATTCTTTAGCTAATTTTAAATGCGACAACGGTAGAGTATCTGTATGATTCTCAAACTGATCGTCCCACGCTTCATTAAGTGCTTTTAAAAATTTTTTAATTTTAATACAGTTCTTATCTCTAATAGGAGATCCTCGGAACCAACTATGAATAGTCATCCGAGACACCTCAAAAACTTTAGCGACTTCAGTGATAGGAAGGTCTGCATTTACACAGGCCTTCGCTAACTGAACTCCGGGTCTATCTTTGTCAAAAGTATTAAGCTCTATTAAAAACTCTGGGCTATATTTTTTTGGCATAGTTATTCCTCTGCAAATTGTTTTAGAATATCTGATAAATCATCAGCGGGTTTAGGCGGTATTTTGCCATCAGATCTAACTACTGGCTCGTCTTCTTTAACGACAGGCGCTTCTTCTGTAGCTGTCACCTCTTCAAAAGTTTCTACCGCTTTATGTTCATAGCCGGCAACAACCTCAAAGCCAAAACGATCAGCGCTACCTGAGCCACCCTCAACGTACTGAATAACTTGAACGGCTCTAAGTCTTAAAGCGACTCCGGCGCCAATCAAAGGGGTGTAGTATGCGGCAACTGAACCATTTACTTTTAACTCCGAGCCACCCCAAATATTACTGTCTATCATAGGGATACCCTTAGCATCAAAGATAGCTGGCTTGTACGCTGCTTTTGATTTAAACTTAAGTATGATGTTACCAGTAGGTTGACCAGCATCATCAAGCTCTTCGGAAAATGGAGGGGGTGCTTTCTTAATTTCAGCCCCCTTCGCTTTCTTAACTTCTTTTTCATAGTTCTCAGCATACACTTGATTAATTAATTTTAACGCAGGTAATGCCTCTTCTTTGGCTATAATAAGATTTACTTTATAGTCGCCCTCTTCCGAAAATTTAGTATCCGGTTTAGATAACCAAGGGTATTGCGCAACACCTTGAGGTGTTGTAAATGTTACAGGCTGTTGAGCCATAGTCATTCTCCTTATTTACTAGTTGGTTTACGTACAGTTATTTTAAACTCTCTCATCGTACTGATACCAGGAGGGAGTCCCTCCTCCTCTCGTGTACTTAGAAACTCCTTAAAGTTTGTCTGACTAATGCGTTGCTGTAATAACTCTAAAGCTTGGTTTTCTAATACATAAGTTTTAAAGTTATCCCAATCCCCACATATGTAGTTTTCTTTAAGGGTTTTAATAATTGTACCGCTTTCGGTGCGTAATGTTTCTGCACCAATGTCATCACAAGTTTCTAGCATGGCACTCTCCAATCTACTTATCTGATCTTTAAGTTCGCTATCTTCTTGCTGATATTTCTTAGCTAACTTATCTCGCTCTAATCTAATAGCCAAATAAGCTTTCACTAAGGAATTTACTTTTACTCCACTCATAGTCCTATCTCCTCTCTATTAATTTTTGTATTTAATTTAAGTCCCCAATCATCCAATGTATACTTAATGTCATTTAAAGTCTTTCTACCTAGGTTAGGTGCCCTCAATAACTCCCTTTCGCTCTTTTGAATTAAGCTACCAATAGTATAAATCTCTACCCCTTTAAGACAATTCGACGTTCTAACATTCATGTTTAAAAAATAAATGTCATAAGTTACAAGTTGATTCCCGAACGGAGTTGTATCATTATTACCATCTTGTAACTCTTTTTTTAACCCCCTTATCTCTTTGCGTTTTTGTTTCCAAACTCTTTGAGCTCGCTGTCGTCGCTCAACTGCTTGTATGATGCGATGAACTCTTGAGCCAGACAAATTATATTTAGCTCCTAGTTTTTTATGTGTAATTTCTCCCCTATCATATTCTTCTTTAATCTGCTCATCTCTTTTTACCCCCAATAATTTTTTCTTTTCGCGCGCATCAAGAGATGCTTTTCTTTTTACCCACTGCGCATGTTTTATTTTCTCAGTTAACGCTCTTGTTTCTTCATAATATTTGTTCTTTAAGTCTGTTCTTTCCCTCTCTAATTGCTCTATTTTATTCATAGTCCTATCTCCTCTCTATATAAATCAACTAAATTCATATGCCTATCTACTTTACCTTGTAGCATTGCATACATCCTTTTTTCAATGGCCGAACCCTGTAAGTGTACTACTGTCATCTTGTTTTTTTGTCCCACTCGATCAATCCGCGCTATACATTGTATGTAGACTTCAACACTCATCACGGGAGACCAAAATACTACGGTGTCTGCGCGAGTAAGTGTAATGCCATGTGCTACGGTTTGTGGTTGCAAGACCAAGACTCTTGGGTCATCAGCGTTTTGAAACTCTTTAATAATCTGTGTACGATTGTGAGCCGATACACTCCCATGAATAATTTTAGTGGTGATGTTATTCGCTTCTAAATGTTGGGCAACTATATCTATGGTGTGTCGGTACGGCACAAACACTATGAGTTTATGCGCTGTCTGTTCTATAGTATCCACAAGCTCTTTAAGTCTAGGTTTAATATCAAACTGCACAACTTGGTGGCCGTCAGTGTATACTGCTCCACCAGAAATCTGTAACAATTTTGTCATAGCCGCAGCTGCATTTACTGAAGTTATCTCTTGCCCGGCTGCTTCAATGATCATATCTTTCTTCAATTTCTTGTAGTATCTTTCTACTTGTGGCGTAAGTGGTATCTCTCTTGTTTGATAAGTTACGTCGGGTAAATCAAGACAATCATTTTTAGCGAAACGTATAGCGGGCTGCAAGGCATTAAACACTACCTCTTGACTATTCTTTTTGGGCATCCATTTAAACCTAGTAATCTGATTCATAACTTTGTCACGCCACGCTGTTTTAAATTTAGGTACACGGTGGGGGCATACGAGTCTGGCTAAACCGAACGCATCTTCTGGAGATTGAGATGCCGGAGTCCCGGTCATCATCCATAAACGAGTCTCAGGCTTAAGTATTTTAGCTAATGTTTTCCACCGTTTAGTTGTCACAGACTTGTAAGCATTGGCTTCGTCTACCACAACCAAGTCAAAGTTGGCATCCGCTATATCCTCTCTAACAATGTTTACCCCATCATAATTAATGATTACAAATTCGTACTGAGTATTACTTATAATAGCGCGACGATCTTCGGCAGAACCGTAAGCTACCCCGGGAGTTCTGTGTATACAAGTGTTGTATATATCATTCCTCCACGCAGATGTCATGATTGATAGTGGACAAATTACCAAGACTCTTTTAATCTTGCCTTCATTCATTAAGTAATCAGAAGCCCATAACACACTAGAAGTTTTACCGGTGCCGGCTTCATTAAAACAAAACGCTCTACGGTTTATACTAAAAAATTCCGAAGTAACTTTTTGATGATCGAAAGGTTGAAATCTTCCTGACCATTTATAGTCACGAGTAATAGGTGAAGGTGGGAATTTTTTAAAGTTTAATAAATCAGATAATAACGTCATCTCATCTAGACCCCATCGAATAACAACGTCAGACATTGTCTCGCCGGTCTCTAAAACTTTAAATTTTTTAATGCGCCCTTGTATCGCGGGCACCACTGCGTTTGGCACCATTAACTTAACAGCTACGTTTTCTAGTATTTCCATAATGTCCTCTCATTGAAATAACAGTATGGACGCTATTTAAATACAAGTCAAGCTATATTTTATTTATTTGCTAGGTATTGTCTGTTTTTTATTGAGCTATCTGAATTTCTTTTGAACGATCGGTTTTTAGATTTTGATTGAACTGTGTAACCGTCTTTGTTGCTACCACCTTTTGATAGAGGTTTTTTGTGAGCTAAATCTTTACCCTCTCTCTTATCTGCCACACCATTGTTGTTGGCATCTTTACCATTCTTATCCACCTTGCGTCTAAGCTTTTGGCGCTCCATACGATTGGGGTGTTCTTCGCGATTCTTTTGCTGCTGATACTCTTTCTTATAAGGCCTTTTTTTATTTACATACGCCATGATTAGCTACCTCTTTACACCAAAAAATAAATTCTTCTACTTCCATGTTACCCCGAAAGGAGTTCACGGCTCTACAGACTATCTGTATATTATCGTAATTATACTCTTTTCCCGCATGAATTCTATCTATACTTGCATTGGTCTGCATAACTTTTCCTCGCACTCGGATGCACGTAAGTTCTATTCCAGACAACACACATTTATAATCTTGCCCAGCCACTTTGTATATTAACTGATCAACAGTTAAGGGAGAGTCTTTCTTTTTGGACAGTAAGTGTTTAAAGTAAGCGGCCCAATCGTTGTTCATCCTTTGGTATCGACGATTAACTTTGTTTACGTCCCGACATTTTTTAGAGCATGTCAAATACTTTGGGTGAGTAGTAGTAAATTTATCCCCACAAACAACACAGGCAGCCCGTTTTTTATGCATTAACGTCTAGGCTTATGGTGTTCGCATGTCTCGACAGGACACCATCCGCACAGTGGCGTAGGGTTAGGTACCCATTCATCTTTATCATAAGACATTGTTAGCCGATCTAACGGTTGTTCAAAGGATCTCCAAGCTTTATGTATGCCGTCTCTAGTATACGACTCTTGAACAAAACTATTTTTCATACAAAATAATAGTCCGGCTTTTATCTTATTAACTTCAGGGAAACAAACAAACGCCATGAGTGCCATGAGTTTTAATTGTTTAGTGTCTGGGTATCTATTCGACCCCGTCTTGTAATCAATGATAAAAGCTTTGTCACCATCTACAATAACCAAATCGGCTATACCTCTTACCCATCTGTTGTCATCGTCAAAATCACACTGCTCCATCTTTCTAGTTAAGGCCATTTTATATTCGGGATATTTAACCCCAGGTATGGCTATCAATGTGTCTACCATTTTCTTAAATCTTAAATAGTTTTTAGCTAACGTGGGCTCAGGGTTATCCTCTAAGTTTTTCAAATGTTTTTTGTGCATACTTTTTACAATGGACTCTACTTCTTTATCGTCCATAGGAGGTTTATTTAATTGGTTCCACTCAAATACTTTTTCTCTGACTTCTTCAAATGAAAAACCTTTGTTAAACCATAACCCGCATAATCGAACCCCCGCATCATTTCGCCCAAGAGGCTTATACCCTTTTTTCTTTTTATCTAAATTTAATTCTTCGTGAGTTTTATCCCATGTTTTAGAAGTAACACCATTTATAATTTCTTCTATGGGACGACGCGGTTGTCCGTAAGGTCCAAAAAGTTTTTGTTTACGAGATTCCCACCCTTTAACGTAGTTTTCTAGTGCTTCATGAACTTCCTTCCCATAAATAGTTTGAGGGGTGTCTATGAATGAATAGTTTTTTAATATCCTTACTTCTTGATATTTTTTAGGGCAGTTGATGTACTCCTTTAGGGAAGAAAAGCTCCACGTAAAATCAGCCACTATCTAACTATCTCCACTTCTGATTGAGTTTCTATCCAAACATGTGCACCACATGATAGTGGTTTGTTTGGGCTATATACTACTTTAGAGTCCCCTTTTATATTTACTTCATGCGCATAGGTGTTGCTCTTGTATGTCTTAACAGTCAATACAGGTTCTTCTACCTTGTTCTTTCTGTTTGACTTTATAACATGTTGATTAACATGGACAATGGTCTTCAACGTCCTTGACCCCTGTATTTTTTAAACGAATTACGAAAGCTTTTATTCATAGTAGAAGTCTTGGCTACCCTACCACCTTGACTCGTTCGTTTGTGTATAGGTTCTCTTTCTTGTTCCGCTTGTTTAATCTTAGCCATTAATCATTTTCCTTAAATAAAAAACAAGGGGTGTTTTCCCCAACATATGCGCCTATCATATTGTACTCAAAGTATTCTATCGCGTCTATCTCTTCCATCTCGTCATCGCGCATCAACTTTGCAATTACTTTATCATAGCTATAACAAACTTTGTCTTCTGAATCTATTCCTTTTACCACTCCAATAATACAATCGTCAAAGTGATCCATTATCATTAGCCCATCATACATTTCGTGCAACATTATTTATCCTTTTTCCCACCAACGCTCGCGCTTCATCTCCGCAAGTAGCTGATTATAAGTTAATTTAGTTCTATCCTCTTCAAAATCTACGCTTAATAAATACCTAGTCTCTTCAAAATTATACACCGTGTGTGTAACTTGTGTGTTAAATAAGTAATACCTTTGGGGCTTGTACTTTAACTCAATAAACTCGCCTTTTACATTACCAAGTGCTACATTTGCCCCGAGTTTTAAATTTGGGTTAAACATACAATGGCTTTTGTCCCAGTTATTTAACAACATGTTTACCCCGACTCCTCTATCAGTATCGATGTGCCAATCATAATATGTGTTAGCCTCCAACTTAATAATCCCGGCTTTAAATGGGTGTGCTCTGTATAAGTATTTCCACCAAGGATCAACTACCCAATCATCTTGTACTTCTATAGCTTTAAAATTATAATAGTCAAACCACGACTCCTTACGTGCAGTAATTGCTCGAAGGTACATCATCTCCGAAGCTATCGACTCGTCAGGTATCTTAAAATAGTATTTAGCATTCGCCATAGTTTTTACCAAAATCCCCTTCACACGTTACCGGCAAGCCTTTTGCCCATGACGGTGCTTTATTCATAGTCTGCATAATAAAACGTAATGCTTCATATTTTTCTGCCTCCGGCGCAACGCACACCACTGCGTCATGCACAGTAAGCAGTGGTCTATATCTCTTATTAATAGTAATCATTTGCACCCCAATAACTATCCTAGCTAAAGCTTGAACTACATTCTCCACCACTACTCCACCCCAAATACTAATCTCGCCTCGTCTTGATATATAAGTATACCCATTATTCTTTAGCTCTAAGTTTGGATAGCGTAGATACAATCCGTTAGGTAGTTTTAATCCTTCCGGAGTAACCAATACACAATTCACTTTGCTTAAATAATAAACAGGTTTATCTTTAGGCCAAGACGCCATAAATTTCAAGGCTCGATCACACTCCTTCCAAAGCCCTTCCACTTCGTGGTTTATTTTTCGGTATAAATCTACTAAACTTTTTGTTTCTTTTTCAGCCATATCTACACCCGCATTAATCTTTAATACATCTCGCAGTTTCTTTGCACCAGTACCATAACCTAATCCCAAGATACAAGTCTTACCTACGGCCCGTTCAGTCTTATTTACTTCAGACTTCATATAAACCTTAGAGGCAAACACTGAATACACGTCTTCCCCCCTTTTAAACTGTTCAAGTACATCATGCTGTCCGGCAAACCAGACTAGTATACGAGCTTCGATTTGTGAAGAGTCACAATTTATAATCACGTGATTGTCTGGTGGGAGAATGGCGTTCTTCAATGCCTTTTGTTTCTTGTCGCGTGACGGTAAGTTCTGGAAGTTTACTTTGTCTGAACCAGCCCAACGTCCTGTATGTGTGCCATAATATTTCAAGGGTATAGGGAGTTGATTGCGGTTGCGTTCAGCTATACCAATGAACCGCTCTATGCGAGTTTCTTCAATCGTAGATTTAGTGCCGAGTCTTACTGTACATAGCTCTTGTACAAAAGCATTCGGGTGTTCACATAAAGCTAAAAACCCTTGGTCTCCTTTTGCTAGGGCGTAAGTTTCTTTCCCTGTTGTTGGGCTTGTCTTCATTGGTACTAACACATTTAACTGTTCTAACACATCAGCAAACTGTTTATTACTTGCTAATCTTTTACGCACTTCTTCTACTTCACATTCAAGTTTATCCGCAAGTGCCTGTAACAAATTAAGCTTTTCACTCTTGACCTCTTTCAATCTATCCACAAGTACGTCTTTATCTAACTGTAACCCGGGTAATATATACATTCTTAACGTGATGTCGATAAGTCTAAGTTCACTAGCCGGATAGTTAATAGCGAGCTCTTTGAATAAACCATAAGTGAGCTTCACGTCGTTCTTACAGTACACTCCGTATTGGCGTAGCTCATGGTCGCGAAAGTCTTCTATGCGTTTACCTTTAGCATCCAAGACTTCTGTGCCTTTTTCTCCTAGTTTGTAACGTTCAGCCAAAGCTTTAAGTGAACCCCCGGCATCCACTCCGTGTATAGATCTCGCCATACACAGGGTGTCCAGGTATTTCATCGGCTCTGCACCAAACTTCCATTTAAGAATAGCGCCATCAAACAAAGTGTTGTGACACAATAACATTGCATCGGCCCATGCGATGTCAGCTATAGCTTTTGCTACTGCCTCTTCTCCGGCATACCATTCAGTTTTTCCGTCATCTATTTTTATTGCTACACCAATGACTTGGAACCGCTCATCATTGATGTACTCTTCAGTTGTCATTCGAGATAGACTAAATCCCACATCGTAAAATGTTTCAAAGTCAATCGTTACTAGATTCAAGTTGTCCCTTTCGCTTTAAATTCTTCATCAATTTCTTTATTATCGGTGTACTTACTCATATATTTTTTATCGGCAATACATGTATTACAAATGGAAGCAAAATCTTCAACATACTCGTAATTCAAACCTTTTTCTTTACATTCATTTTTTAAAATATTATCTTTTTCTCCCCAACAATCCTTTATATCTTTTTTAGGAAGTATATGGTCACAACAACTACAAATACTATGAGTTACAAGATGTTCTATTTCAGGTCTATCCCAATTTAACAAATCAATGTCTAAAAAATCATCATATTTTTTGCCCTCCACATATGAATAATCTAAACTGTCATATATGACAATATCTGTGTTGTCATATGTATCTTTCTTTCTCTCTTGAAATTGATAATAATACAACCCCCTTTCAGTATCTATATTTTTCTTTAGGTCTTCTTCAGTGATACTATCAATTATTTTATTTAATTCTTTTTTTGTTTCTTGTAAAGCTTCTGTTAAGTTTTCTGCTCTTACCGTCATTAACTCTTTATTTAACTCAATCCATATATCATAAACTTTTTCCATTATTTTTCCTCTCCCTTTGGCATTCCGTGTACTATTTGTAAATATTTTATAATATCAGGTATTTTATCCACTCCTATTGACGCTATTCCTTTTTCTGTATCAACTTTAATATTAAATAATTGACAAAAGTCAATAAAAAGTTCGTCTTGGTCTACTTGTTCTTTAGTTCGATTATTTAAATTTTTTTTCTTTGTCATTTTTATTTTTCCTCTCTTTTATACAAAATCCTTTTAAGTTCATCACGCCCATATCTGATTCTATTGAGCAATACCACTTGCCCCCGTGGTTAATCTTTGCGTCCTTACCACACTCGCAACAAACCGCGGGGCCAACTCTATTATCTTCTTTAATAATTGCCATTACGTTAACAGTAAATAAAGCACGTAACTGGCCGTAGCAACGGCTACTGTATTAATGAAATACTCCAATACTTTATAGTCTTTTTCTGACAAAGAATGTAAGTCTTTCTCATCTTCATCAGGATCTTTATGTTCTTGAGGCCACACAGTCATGTCGTTCTCCTTATAGTTTATTAGCATAAAATGTATGCTCGTCCCGGCATTCAACTGAACACCATCGTCTCTTGTCTTTTACTTCTCTTTCACACCACGTACATTTGCCGGTATCATTTTCTTCGACAGTCGTATCAACACTTTTTAGAGTTGCCTCTAATTGTCTCTGTACTTCGTTGTTGGCTACGTCTATCTCGTCACTCATATCATATGTCCCTTGCTCCATGGACTTTTTTTGATTCTTTGTTTTGCAGTGATAGGTTTTGGTAGTTTAACACCCCATTTATTTAAGGTAAATTCTGAAACACCGGCATATTCTGCTACTCTACTTCTCGGTGCGTCAGGTTTTCTTTCCATATAATCTAATGCGCGTTTAATGGCACTTTCTTTTTGCTCTTCCCTTTCTCGCTTCTTTCTAGCAATTTCCTCAACTTGAAATCTACTCATTTATGTCCTCTCTCCATCCTACGTTTAGCGTACCATATCATCTTACTAAGGTCTTGCTCTAGGTTTCCCTTACCTTTACAACGTAAAAGATATTTACCGCACTGCCATAGTAGCGGGTCGTCTTTAAAAAACTCTTCGAGTATATCTATCACCTCATACTTGGTACTCGTATAATGAGGCGGTTGATTCACCATATCTACATCTTCTGCGTTCATCTTTTAGGCACTCCTGTTTTAGTTACCGTATACCCACTATGCTCTAACACAGGTATTATGCTTTGTTTTAATACCCTTACCATTCTCGCTTCCATGCGTATTCTTGAAGCCTCTTTCGGTATTGGGTATAAAACCGTGTACCCCTCCTCCCTTAACATATCTATTACTTGTTCTTTAGTTTGCATGCGTGTAAGTTCTTTCTTTGCTTTATTATTTTCTGCATTCATGTTTTACTCTCCAAACTCATCACTCGTTTGCCTTTAACGTAATACTCTAACATCTCAATATTCGTCTCGTCAATAATTAGTGAGACTCCTTGTTGCATACTTATCTCCCGTAAGTGTTTCTGTTGTAAGGCCGTTGCTTTGTTTCCATTGGCTTTACACTCGATCCCGATAAACTTACCTTTGTAACATGCGACGATGTCAGGTACACCACTTGCCCCATATCCTCCTGTTGAGGCATAAAAGTAGTACGCACCAAGTTCCTTAAGCTTGGCACATACTTTCTGTTTTACTTTCTTTTCAGGTGTTGCCACTATAATTCTAGTGGCGGAAGTTCGTCAGCTGATGGAGACTCATAGCCCACCATATCGGGTAGGTGTGAACCATCCAATGTAAGTGGGGGTAGGTCGTCAACTGTTGGGTTGTCATATCCCGCAATTTCAGGAAGAACTGTTTCGTCTCCAAGATTTATAAGGTCAATGCCGGTGTCTTTTGATACCAGTGCTTTAGCCTCTGATTCTGTGATAGTTTCAACTATGACTACCGCGGGTGCTGATGTGGGTGCGGGTGTGGGTACATCTTGTTTTGATACATACACAAGCCCTCCAATTGCTACGATAACTGCTAATGCTATTACGTTTTTCTTTGTTGCTTGGTTCATTAGTTCTCTCCGTTTAATTAAAATAAAATACTGCTCTCTCTTTATACATCGCAATTACCATTCGGACATCCATGAGACAGAATCTCGTCTGCAATGTCCTCTGATATTTGCTGATGTTCGTGTTGCTTTATTTCGGTTTCAAGATGTTCTACAAACTTCTCATCTTTCATTATTACTGATAGCTCTTCGATGATTCGATTAGCCTCTTCTCGGTCTTCACTGCCTATGCTATGTTTATCAAGTAAGGCAACGAAGTCCATGAGTAGTCTACGAACTTTGATAAAAATATGGTGTGCCATTAGCCCTCTCCGACTTTGATTGGAGTATCAGTATTATCTACAACTTCTATCATGTCAAGTTCTTTCGTTTCTTTTAGCCAATCCTTAAAGTCTTTGAATGAACGCTCAGCCGACACTTGGTTGTGCCATATGAGTTCTAGTATGCCACTCATACCCCCAATGATTCCCAGTAGTTCATGTCGTTCGGCTTTCCAAATATCTTGGTCTGCCCCAAAGTAGTCATAAATGTCTTGCTCTACATAATCAATCTTTTCTTTAGGCATTACTCTTCTCCCTCGGGGCTAAAGTCTATGACTATGCCCTCTATATATTTAACTCGATAATGGTCTCGATTATATTCAAGCCCATCTTCCTTTGCCTCTTCTAGATATTCATCTAGCATATCGAACGCCTCTTCTTGAGTGTTGCATTCCGCACCCTCCCAAGCTGACATCCATTTGTCTCCTCCTCGATCGAAAGATTTTTTCATTTGCACGTGGTACATTATGTGTTCCCCCTGTATTGATAGTCTTCTTCATCTATAGCCTCTTGTTCCTCTCTCTCCTCCTGTCTTTCTGCTCGAATGTCAGCATCCATTACTTCCCATGTGCGGTCTTCGGTAGCAATTCTTTTTGCTTGGGTTGTACTTACTGCCATGATGTCCATCGGTATACAATACTGCGTGACATACACTCGATAGTGTTTTAGTTTTAGTTTACTCATTGTTGTATCTCCTTTAATAAAATTTCCAAATCATCTTCGTCCATATTCCATAATAGCTCGGCTCTATCAGAATAAATAAATGATGTTTTAATTCTCATCACCTTATCTATTAATTTTTCTTTTTTTGTTTCAGGTATGTATTTATATTTCATCTTCACACTCCTCTATTTGTTCTACTGTCATAGCGCACCTCCGTATTCATCGTACATAGGTTCTTCTTGCATAGCCTCGTAGACCTCCTCGTAAAATTTTTGAATCTCATTCTCCGATAACTTATAGTCTTGCTCGTATCCATCGTCATCCGAGTATGTTGCTATTGGGTATATCGCGGGGAAACTCCCCCCGTCATCATGTTCAACATCATACAAAATATCTATCGGGACTTCTACTTCGTCTAGGGCTTTGTTGAATACCCACGCTGACCCATCCCAGTTGTTTGTGTACCATCTTTTAGTCATTATCGTTCTCCTCTCTCAAATTCGCTCATGTCATCGTCCTCCAAAGGTTCTTTGTTAAACTTCACAATTACATGGTCAGGCTTGGTTTCAATAAACTCCCAATTGCTATGACCGAATGTATTTCGGCAGTACTCGTCCAGTGAATCAGTATTAAACTCCATCATCATCCTCCTCAATGTCTAGTCCATATTCATGTAGTAGGTCGTCAGCCTCCACATCGATTGACGGGTCGCCCTCTTTAATGAATGCCTTTGCGTGGTCTTCACTATCGAACAATTTGATCGAGCCATCATCCTCACAAATAAACTCTTTACCATTTATTGATATGTCATTAATGTATCTGTATATCCTGTACTTCTTTGTTACTTCTGTTTCCATGTTCACTCTCCTAGTTTGCGTTGGTTGAATTCTTTACGGACTTCATTAACTTGTTTTTCAATCTCAGGAATATCTTTTTCATTAACAAAAGTCCACAAAATATCTTTTACAAGTTCGTGGTATTGGCTTTGAGCTTTTTTACTCATGATGTTACCTCCTCTAAAGTTATTTTCATAAATGTATCGGCAACAATATCTCTGCCCAAGTATCGGTTACCCATGAGTTCGGTCTTGACTAGCTCATCAAAGTCGAACTCCCCTTTCTCGTCCTCTTCTTCAGGATTCCAATCACTATACTCGGACGTCTCCATGACCTCTCCGTCAATCGCTAGGCTGAACCATACATAGTCATCCATGTTCTGCTCGGCAAATATCTCGACTTTGACAAGATGGTTGTCTATCCATAGGTCGTAATTTTTATAGTGGAGGTAGGTATTGAGTTGGGGATACCCCTCTATTTGTTTGGGGCTGATAGCCAACTCGTTCTTGGGTCTTTGTGATAGTTCATCATAGTCCTCGACAATCTCAACTGACTCTCCCATCTCACACTTTTCTGCTGAAAAATCATTGGGTACTGTTGCAATCATGTAGTCCATGCGATTGACAACGGCATACCCCGCAACAAAGTATTCATCACTGCCCTCGGAACAGACTGTCCAAATATATCGCCAAGCATTGTCTCCGTGTTCTTCCTCAACATCTATCTTGCGACTGTCTTGAGCCGAGAATAATTGTGAGCCGTTCTCATCTGTTTCAAATTGATACTTATCTTCAAACTGTTTCCATGTCATTCTAATCATTATGATTCTCCTTGTAGTCGTTTTTGGATTTCAGTTTCTATCACCTCATCTTGCTCTTCAGTAAAAAGTTTATCGCCTAGCCATAAATCATAGAGTACTTCTTTTTTAATTCGCTCTTCTGTCATATTCGTTAGCTCTTTGACAACTTCTTTAATTTCCTCTTCTGTTATATTCATTTGAATCTCCTTTTTAATTAAGTCCGTCATCGTAATCGTCGTCGGGGTAATAGGGTTGTGTTTCTTGGTCATGTTTTGTTTCACACTCATGACATGCGACAGGTTTTCCGTACCATCCTGTCGAGCCACATTTGGTTTTTGGTGTAGTTTCCGATGGTCTGCCCGACCAAGTGAGGTTGGGGCAATTCCCCCTTGATTTATTAATATCTCTCATTGGGTTCATTTGAATCTCCTTGTAGTCTTAATAATGCAAGTTTGTAATCAGTGCCTGACATGCGTCCGCCTACTATCTCCCATGCCTTTTCTCCCTCATATGAGGTGGAAGTCCACCCCATTATTTCGTCAAGTTCATCTGTCATATTCATACTGTTTCTCCCGTGTGGTTGCTCACAATTAATTCTAATTTCTGAAATTCTAGGTCTTTTATTAATTGAAACAAAACCTCACTAGCCTCTTTAGCTTTTTTAATTCTCTCATTTAATTCTTGTCTTACTGCGTCTTTCTCTTCAAAAGTTCCATCAAACTCTAAAGTTCCGTACTCGTTTCTAGTTATTTTAATATTCATTTTTAGTTCCTCGTGTGGTTAAAAATTAGTAAAGCTACATAAAACATTACGCTACTATTTCAGACATGTCAACTAATACTTTAATTATTATTGGAACAGATTGGAACAGATTGGAACACGATTATTGGAACAGGTCTTGATACTTGTAAAATTTAAGTTGTCATATTGGCTCTGTATGCGACGTTCTAGTAAGGGTTGATAGGTAAGGTTCAAGTTTACTAATTATCTCGCTACGAGCCTTGTAGGTGCTATCTCGTTGATTTCATTGATTTAATAGGATTCGGGTCTGTTCCAAAGTCTGTTCCATGTTCCAACGTGTTCCATATGTAAAGCTACACAAAATCTGTGGATTAACTTGTGGATAACTATTGGTGCGAATTCCTTTAAACCCTTACTACTACTACTATAAATATTAATATTATATATATATAGTGCTGTATATTTTGTGTGCTGTTCCAATGTTCCACACTGTTTTAAGTACGATATGCTCACAGGCTTTTTTATTGCACCGCGAAATCAGGTCTCTTGACTTTCGGAATCCTGAAAAATCCTATGTATACTTGTTTTGGGTTGGAACATTGGAACATTGGAACAAATTGATAAGTAAAACTTATCGTAAACCCAATGTCGATGGCGATGTCCTTTGATACCAGTCACTCATTGTCCTTTGATACCAGTCACTAGGTAAATAAAAAGGGCAGATTTCTCTGCCCCCCACAAGGTACTCTGTTCTTACTTGCATTTTACCACGAAACCGCTTTGATCCTTCCGGGCTTTACCTTTTGCATATAAAGCCACGATTGTATTTTTAGGATCTAGATGCCTTATATCTGTATCATCCCCGCTTACAACTTTGCGACCATGAAACGTTACGGGTATATTTACAAGCTTATCAAATACAACCGCAACTCGTTTACCTTCTTTTATTGCACGGTCATTAAACCTTTTAAAACTTGGGGCCCCTGAATAAGAAAATGTTAAATCGTAGTTAGTCGGGAAGCTTTGAACGCCGTTGATGCTTTTTTCTCTATTTGGGATTTTGGTATAGTCGTAAAATTGAACGTTTTCAAAGCACTCCATAATGTTACGATAATAAACGCCTTCAGAATAAAACCCGACATTTTCCCAACGTATATCACTCGTCCCATTCAAGCGCACTAAAGGGGTTAAATTGTTTTGTTCAGCCTTTTTAATAAATGCTTTAATCTCTTTTACTAATTGCCTAAAATATTCTGCCTGATTATTTAAATATAATCTAGTACGGTTTAATCGTGCATCGAATGCCATAACCATGCGACCTGAAGATTTTAAACATGCAATATGACATTGTGCGTTGTCTGCATTGGCGCACAAGTTAACCCCGCTATCCTTATAAGGGCTTAAATATTGTATGGCCGTCATAAAGCCTTTTTTGTTTCCTTTTATTGTCTTTGCATCTGCGTTAATACTTAATAATTTTGTCATTTTTGTACCTCTCTAATTGTGTTTTATAATTATAACACTACTTTACTTATTTAAAAATAATCTCGATCTCGATGCCCTTTGATACCAGTCACTACCCAAAAAAATCTTCATAATTTTTGATGGGGGCTTTCACCCCCAACCCTTGGTTAGTCGTAAATAATAGGAAGGTTATAACGATCGATCGAATCTTGAAGATCATCGAGCGCTGTAGTTAACCCTTTCTTTCCTGCAGGGTATCTTTTTCCAGTAAGGCCTGATACATAATTCCTGCATACGGTAGAAGTGTATCCACTGTTGATTTTCATACCGATCAATAAAGCTTTGATGCCCTGCTTAAAGACTGCCATTCTGTAAGCTTCTATCTGGCCTGGTCTATCTAGTACTGTTGCTTTTTCCATTGTATTTCTCCTTGTGGTTAATGAATCATTATTATAACATTACTTTACATATTACTAAAACGTGGTTCGATCTCGGTGTCCTTTGATACCAGTCACTAGGTAACAAAAAAAGAAAGGGAAGGCCGAAGCCCTTCCAATCTCCCACAGGAAACTAATTATTCACCCCTCCTTGATATGTTTTAAGTCATCATAACCAGAACAATGATCATAAAATTCTTTCATTAATTTTTTCTGATCGTGAGATAATTCCCACCAATACTCATAGTCATCATCTTTCATCATATCTTCCCATTCATAAAAAGCCGATCCTTCACTAATTTTTTCTTTTGGTTCATCAGTCATTTCTTCGTATGTTTCATGTTTCATTATTCGCCCCTCCTTACAGAAGCAAGGTCTCGAACGAAACTATCGCCCTCCATAAAACAATCGTCCATTCTATATACCTGCCCTCGATTCTTTAATGCGTCGACCAACAGTCTTGCGTCGCAGTCTTCTTCCAAATAATAGTTATCTTGATCGTGAAAAGAATAGGTACTAATCTCATCAGCGAACCCCAATGCACTGGCTAGGTCTTTAGATACTTCAACCCAACCATGCCCTGCGTCTGTATGGTATTTAAAATGTGGTACATTTGTGAATGTTAAATACCCGTTGTGAATGTATCTTGATTCATTGTTCATAATTATTGAAGGGGGGTTTCCCCCCCAACCCTTGGTTAGTTATATGCTGAATGAAAGGATTCTACTCCGCCGTGCTCCAATGCTCCTTCATTGAAACCTTGGTCATCGAAGTACCGCCCACTTAATCCATACTCTTCGTCATTGGCTAAGTCTTTAACTGTAACAATTCCCCACCCGATACACCAATTAGCTTTCCTATCGTCGCGAAGGATAAGAAAGGTTTGGCCCTTCCATGTCACTTCTTGTCCTGCTAGGTCTGTGCCACCTTCCTCCTCTTTTCTCCAACTTACTTGCTTACTCATTTTGTTTCTCATTTTGTTACTCCTTGTGTAGGCAGAAAGGACTGCCATGTCCCTATTATAACATTACTTTACATATACAAGCAACCCCACGCCCCCCCTATGCACCACTTTATAAAATTTTTTTTCTATTACTATATACATTCTAATATACTCAAATAACCAGAAGTTTTTCTAAAAGTTACCAGATAGGCCCCCTTACTTTACAAATAGCCAATCAAAAAAATATTCCGCAAAAAATTCTTAAAAATC